CCTGACAGCCATGTCGATGCTTCTTCTACTCAAAGCGTTGCTGGTCTTCAATGGTTTAACTACTCTGATGCTCTTGATCTTACCCCCTTTACCGGCAATCCTGATAGCCCAATGGGAAGTGGTTTAACTGGTGCTGGTGATATCTTTAGCGCTGGTTCTATGACTCAAACCTTAAATAACGTCGCTCAAGGTCAAGGTGTTAACCCCAACAGTGCTGACTTTATTGCTAACTCTGGCTTAGTTGCCCCTGCTGCTCAAAATGTTGCCAATGTTTCTCTTTCTACTGCAAGAGTTTATGGTATTCATTCTGGAAACTTCTTGCTTGATCGTGGTGACAATCCTGTAGCTTCTGCCAAACTTCAACTTAACGGACACGATAGATTCTCTGAACGCCCTGGTAGCTACTTCAACCTTGTTCAACCATACCAACACCACAGCAACTGCCCCCCAGTTGGTATCAATGTTTATTCATTCGGTCTTAAACCTGAAGAGCATCAACCTTCCGGCACTTGCAATATGTCTCGTATTGACAATGCTACCCTTCAATTATCTCTTACTCATCGCGCTGTTCGTGGTGCCTCTGGTGTTCGCTCCTGCAAAGTTCGTGTTTATGCCACTAACTATAACGTTCTTCGTATCATGAGTGGTATGGGTGGTCTTGCTTACAGTAATTAAATATTTAATCATATTTTTATAAAAAATATATGATTAAATTGATATAGTTATCTGTTTTTTTAATTTCATATTATGAGGTGATACTAAGGAATATACAATGAATTTTTCACCATTATTATATTTTTCTCTACTTACTAAATTATAATCAAAAAAACGCAAAAATTGTCTTATTATAGTGATACATTTACTTTCATCAATATCATCTAAATATAATTTTGATTTACAGGGATAATAATATTCCGCAAGTTCATCATTTATTAACTTCATCTTTTCAACTGAACCAAATGTGATTAGGTCCTTTTTACGAAAACTAAATTCTTCCTTAAATTCTGTTAATCCTATTGTTCCTAACACTTTATTTAATATATTAATATTTAATTCTTTTCTAAATAATTGTGTCATAAAAAACGCTTATGTATATTATAATAAGATTTTTTTTTCAAATTATTGCCAATAACTCAACAACTTTACTTTTAAGCTGATAATATAAAGATTTTTCTAATTTGGGAAGAATAGGATAACAATCATGATAATATCGTTTGTATAATGTTTTAATATTAAATTGTGTAGGATATAAGTAGTTAAATATATGATTTGTGATAATAGGTCTCCATAATTTTGGAATAGCCTTTATACTTGTTTTAGGTAAAATAGTTAGAAGCTGATACATATTATAAATAGTATAATCAATAGTTTCATTTTTAAAATTTACATCAATAGATTTATTGGGATATTTATCAAGATAATTTAATAAATCATCTAAGCAAGGTGCTATAGGATACTCATAAAACCAAAACCAATCGGCACATCCTATTGTATAATATTTTAATATCCAAACAAGTCCATCAACATAGTTTTGAACCATGTAATTTATCATAAAATTATCATAATTACCATCTAACCAATATGTGTAAAATCGCTCTTTCCAACCATTTTCACCTAATAATATTGTGTCTTTTTCTCCAATCATATAAGGATAATAATGAACTAACATTTTTTTCTTATCATACTCGGAAATATTAGGTTTTATAAATGGTTTAAATTTACGATGTTCTATTGATAATTCTTTTAAAATTACATCTTCTTTTTTTATTAATCCAGATACTATAAATTTAAAAAATTCAAGATTAATTGTTATATCTTTATTGATTAGATGGACTTTAAATTTTTGATACCCTTTTTTATATAATTCACAAATTAAATCAAAACCCCCTTTCTGTATCTTGAGAATAAATAAATTTGGAATAAAATCATTACCCAATAAAAATGTAAGAAAAACATAATCAATCATTAATTTTTTTTTATCCATTGTATCAATATAAAATTCATTTATTATTTCATTTTTAAGAACAGTGGCATCCATATATAAATATCCTTCATCATTTTCGCGCATTTCAAATGGATAATAGGATGATTCTCTATATAAATATGTATAGGAATAGCCACGAATTAATGATAATATAATTAAATCAGCATCTAAACCATATATAACTTTTTGATGCCTTAAATGATTTTGTCTATTATCTTCTAGATGTTTGAAAAGCTTATGTTCACCCTCACCTTTATTAGAACTATTATCTAATATTACATTTATTTTATTATATTTATTTTTAATACTTTCAATATATACATTTAAATGTTCATTCAGCCTCTCCATAAATTTAGTGCCAGGTGTAATAGCATTACTATCCCAAATAGGCGTGTCTTTTATTATACCAGCATCCATATCTATCTGTTTTAAAATGTATGACTCTTTTGCTGATTTAAAACGACGTTGTCTTTGCTGGTTCATTTTAGCAAAAGGTGCTATACCATCAATAGCAATGTAAATTGTATCTAGATATTGTAAATCTATTGAATTAATTACTTTTTCTAGTAAAGCTACTACTTCAGTGCAAATATGATAATCTAATACTATTTTTTTTGCATGTTTTAAATTTTTATTAGAACAAACTATAGTTCGTGCATCATATATCATACCATTAAAATCAATATACAAAATAGTAGGCATTTTATCTATAGCTTTTAATACAGCATGACTCATATTTGTAGCCACATATTTAAAATAATAAGGTACTCCCATTTTTTTTAATAAAGAATAATATTACATATATATCAATTTTATTCTTTATTATAATACAAAAAAAATATTTTAATATTCATCTTCATCTTTTAATAAACACGCATTTACAACTGGTTTTTCTTCAATTAATTTTGGTTTACGTGTATTAACTTCAATATTTTCTAGATTACCATTTTCTCTATATTTTAATACATCATTCCAAAAATCTTGAAATATAGGTAAATTTTCCATAAACCATTTACGATCACGATATACTTCAAAACAAGAATATTTTGATAAATACCAATAAATTACATCTATATATATTGTGTCATCGTATTTTTCAATAATTTTTTGTTTTTCATCATTAATCCATTCATCAGGATCTATATTAAATTCACTATAAATAATGTGTTTTATTTGTAAATTATCATAATATTGTAATATAACACCTTTGAAATCTCGTTCATTATCTTCTTTATAAAATTCAATACACTGATATTCATCAAATTTACATTCAACAAATTTACATCTATTTAAATTAGTCACCTCCATTTGTAATTGAGTTTGTATCCAATAATCTTTTTTTGGGACGCCTTTAATATCTCGTGTTATAGGGCATTTAATCTCTAATAAATCACCATCTTCATCTATACCATCTGGGCTAGCAGCTATAAATTTATAAATAGGATGTTCAATTGACTCAAAACTATGTATTTTTTTTCCAATTTTTTTTGAATAAATATTTTGTGCTATAATTTCAAAACGATTACCATGTTCTGTAGCATTACTACTAGTATTCTTATATTCAAATGGCTTTGCTTTATACAATAACATTGAATTTCTTGATTTTGAAAAAATTTGACCAGCTTCACTGGCATTAATATGATTGTGTCTAAAAGATAACCATTCCTCCGATTTTTGTGCTTTATTTTTAGGAATAGTTAATAAATGTTGTAATTGTTTACGATCATTTAATAAAGATGTCCTGTTTTTTTTAAATTGATATCTCTTTTCATTAAATTGCGGTAAACAATAACAAATTATCTGATCTAATATATAATTATGAAAGTCACCTTTACTATAAACTTCTAAAATTATTTCAGTAATATATTTTTTCCAATGATTGAAATCCCAATTTTCATTTTCCCCCATAATTTTACTATTTATGATTAATTCTGTTATTTCCATTTCCATAATAAATATTTAATTTAATATATTATCTTCAATTTTTTATATTAAAATATATTATTTTATTTCAGGTAATATTAATTCCTTTACAATTACTTTTTCTATTTTAATAGAATTAGGATCTTTAGATTTATCATTTTTTTCGGTCACAACTGTGCTTTCTCCTATTTTAATAGTGTCCGCTTTAAAACTATATTTAGACCAAGCATTATTATTAAAAGGAGTTATTTTTATACCGCCAGCATTTAGTTTTTTTCTATAATTTTCTAACATGGCTAAATCTTTATCAGACATTGAACTATCGTTATATAACTTATCTAATGGGTAAAAGGTATTTTCAGAAGGTTTTACTCCATAACAGTGTATACCTAAATTTAAATCTTCATCCATTACTCCACCATTTAATCCTTTTTTACCTAAGCAAGTAGCATTATCTGTGTCATTTTGTAATGGATAATAAGCTTCACTTTTCTCAATCCAACCATAATTACACCAATTAGCACCATTATTATAAGAGTCATTAAGTTGTTCTTTTGTTGCTAATTTAGAATTAAATAAGGCTTTACATACTTTGTCACCTTGATTTTTTAAAAAGATATTATTTTTAACCAAAAAAACTTCTTCCAAAGGTTTTGCTGGAATTTTTAATTGTTTATCATTTTGAACTAATTTAGGTTTATGAACATCACGTGTAGTATCATTCTCTTTAGTTTTTTCATTTTTTAATTTAGTCTCTTTATTTATTTGAGCACGTAAATTTAATAGTTCATCATTCACCTTTTTTAATTCATCATCTATTTCTTTTGAGTTTTTAATATCTGAATTTTCTTTCATTATTTCTTCATTACCCTTTTTTGATTTATTATCAGTTTCATTTGAGTTTTTAATATCTGAATTTTCTTTAATACTATCTACTTTAATTATTTTAGGTTTAACTATTTTTTTTTGTTCTGGATTTATATAGTTGCGTATTTTATTTTCAATACTTTTTAAATTTTGTTTAGTATCTTCTACAAATTCATTATTTTTTTTATCATTTAAATTATTAGCCTTAACAATATAATAATTAACATAGTAATTTAAACTCATGCTTATAATCATTAAAAAAATACTAATGTAGACTAATGTTTTAATTTCCATATATAATACTAATTTATTTTTTTTTATTACATTTATATCTAAAATTATATTTAGATATAAATCTAAGCACCCCCCACCCCTATATAAACATTTTTTTTTGCTGTTTACTTTCTAACTCAGAAAGCGTTTTTTGAATACTAAACATTTCATAATTGCTGTAGGTATTCCTTGTAATTAAGATAGAAACAAAAATTAAATTGGGATCGTAAAACGTTTCCAGTTTCTTTGTCATCGTCTTTTATAGACTTTCCTAACTCATTTGGTAATAGCAATCTTTTACCATCGTTTGAAAAGCGTAATTTTAGAGAATGATAAAGTGCTTAATATTTCATCTTTATTATTTTGACGGAATACATATATAAATAATGCATATTATCTTTAAATACTTATTTTATTATTAAATTAATTTTATATGGAAAATAATCTGAATTTTTTTTAGATAGATAAAATATATGAATAATTCAATTAAAAAAATTGTTGTAAAAAAAATAATGAGCGATGAAGAAATAGAAAAAAAAGAAGGAGAATATTTTGATCAAAACCATTATAATGTTATAATATCAAATGATTGTGATGTATATAGAGAAGATGGCACACTATTATTAAAATTCAGGAAAAATGTTATTGATAAAAATCTATGCCGACTTGCTGAAAGTAGTTATAAAAAAGCAGCTCAAAAAAAACATGAAAATCGTGGAAGCAGTGCTGGACCATTAGATAGAAATAAAATGCCTAATTATGTAGGAACATTTGTTAATTCTGGTAAATATAGAACACATTATATAAGTAGTGTAAGTGGAATACCTAGTAAGCAATATGTTAGTAACCTAAGCCCTAGTAATATTATTGGATATTATGATAGACCTGATAGAAATACCAAAAATAAGGGGCCACCTTGTCGGCTTACTGCATTTAATCGCGATTTTCCAGAAAAATGGAAAGAATCTCTGCCATTTATTAATAGATTAGATCATGTATTTAAAGAACTTGTTCCTGATAGATGGAAAGCACAAATAGAACGAGCTAGACAAGTTCCAGAATTTCAAATATTAGACACTTCTTTTACAACCATAACAATAAATTATAGTTGGCGAACAGCATTACATAAAGATGCAGGAGATTATCTTCCGGGATTCGGTAATTTAATAGTTGTTGAAGATCAAGAAAATCCACATACTTATGGTGGAGGTTTCACTGGATTTCCTCAATATGGTGTGTGTGTTGATGTAAGAGAAGGAGATTTTTTAGCAATGGATGTTCATGATTGGCATTGTAATACTGAACTTTATCCGACAAATCAAAAATTATTTGATGAATATATTGAAAATAAAGAATATTATAAAAATAATTGGCATTTTAATAGGCTATCTATTGTTTGTTATTTGCGTGAAGGTATGTTGAGATGTAAGGGCTTATAAATTATAGTTACTTCATTAAATAAAAGGGTGCTATGAATAAACCTCCAACAATAGCTATAGGTAATCCAACTTGAATGCCTATAACACTTGTAATAGGAATTGAAATACCTACAACGCTAATTCCTAAAATAAGTGATTGCTTTTTGTGAATATCAATCTGTAATTGTTGAGCTTTTTCAATATTATCTAAGCCAATCTCACAATTATTTTGTATAGAATCAATTGAGTCCACTATTTGATCTATTTTAACACCTTGATTATATGTAAGATCGTTTACAATTTTAAATGTTTCATTTAATTCTATAATATCTTTTTCAATTTTAGTTATTTCTTTCTCTGAATAACTTTCATGATTTTCTGCTAATTTAATAATATTCATAGATATATATACTATATATTTAATTTAAATTATAAATTTTTTCATTTTCAGGAATCTCACTTTTACTAACTTTAAAATTATTCCAAACTGATTTTACTATATTAGTTTCTGGATGAGCTTTATGGCATTTTTTGGCAATGGTGTCATAAATGACAAAACCCGCATCTCCATCTCCTGCTAAATTAGTGAAGACGCTTCCATCTTTATCAGTCATTGTCCATTCCATAAGTAATTTATATATTTTGGATTTTTTATCTATTATTTTATTAGAATCTAATAATTCATATGCAAGTAAGGCTAAATCAAAACTTGAATTTGGTTTCACAATTTTTTTCATGACATTATATGAATTATCGAAATAATACATTTCGCCACATTCATGATCTGGAAGATATGTATAATTATTAATATTAGTATTATTAAATGTTAAAGTAGCACGATTCCAATCAATAATTTTAACAATAGTCCCGAAAGTTGGAACTCTATAGAAATTTGTCTTATATGAATAATTGATATAATTATCATTTGTCTCTTTAAACATAATATTACCAAGATGAAGATCATTATGATTCATATTCCAAAATCTCTGAACAAGCATTAAACCTGTAATTATTTGAAATAAAATAGATTGAATGTGTAATTCATATTGTGATTTATCAAATTCATTTTTCAAACCATTTTCATATAATGTATTACTTTTATCAATAAAATCACCTAAATCATAATCCATAACCTCTGTAGCCATTAATAAAACAGGAAAATTAGACATTTCTACTTTATCCTTATCTTCTTTATTAATAACCTTATAGTATTTAGTTAATCGTTCTTTACCATTGTTGTTTAAAAAATTTTGATAATCCGTTTTTTCATGAAAAACTTGCGTATATTTTCTAAATATTGTATTTATACAACCATAAAATAACGGAAAATGAATAGACAAACCACTTTCAACAAGGCGACTACATAAATAATGACATAAAATATCTATATATGATGGATTATTATAAGAATATATACATTGATTAAATTTTTGACCAAAAAAATTAGGAAATTTTGAATCTAATTTGTTATAATCATCAATATATTCTAAGTATGTTTCATAATCAATAATTGGTAATTCTTTAAAAAAAACTTTTCGTTTAAGATATTTATTGTCTTTTTTTATCAAACTAAAATATATATTTCCATGTTCAAATGTTCTATCTATAAATTTATACAATTTAATTAATTGATATTTATTGTTAAATCTGCTATTGTGATGTAAATTTGGTGATAAAAGATTGAATCCATAAAAATAAAGAGAACTTATCTTTAAATTATAAAATTTGCCCAAAGAGTCTAATAATTTATCAATATATTTATCGTCAAGTAATCCAAGAGATACTGTAGGCTTATTACTATTGGTTACTGATATTTTTTTATTTCTTGATACAATAGGTTTTTTCTTTATAACGAGTATATTTTTTAATTTATTATCTGTCATATATAGTTTATATTTAATTTTTTATTTAAATAAAAACTTATATTGCTTTTTTAACATGGATTTTTGGTTTATTTTTTTTTTGATTTATTTGAGTTATATCTTCAGCTTCTTCAATTTGTTCATTATAGTTTTCATTATGATATTTCCAACATTCATCTGCTCCCATTTTAAAATCATCGTGTGTTTCTGCTTTGTACCAAAATACTTGATCTTCAATTTTATTTGATTTAGAGTTTGTATTAATCACTAAACATTCAAAATTCTCAGTGCATTGATCCATTACTTGACAAAATACATCAAAAGATGGGAAAACACCTGCGAAAATATCATAAATTTTTCTTCTATTTTGTGTATATGGTTCTCTTAAAATAAAAACATAATCTATATTAGTTCGCAATAAAGGCGGTATACCCATGACATACTGCATTGTTATAATTAGCATTAAATCTTTATGTCGCCCATTAAGAAAAAATGATTTAATATTTATATCTTTAGTCCATGCATTATCATATAGACAATCATCCAATAATAAATATGCTCTACCATCTATGTCTGCAGCAACTTTTTCATTTTTCCATGTGACAAAATAATTACCATCCTTTTCCTCTTTTATATCCTTAATTTTATCCACATTTAATTGATAATCATTTTTATTTAACCAGCATTCTTTACGCTGGATTTCATAAAAAATATCAGTATTTTTATTTCCCCCTTTTATGCGATCTTTCCAATCAAAATCATATGGTATTTTATTTTTAACTTGTTTTTTTTGTTCATCTAATACAATATTTTGTCTTTTATGAACGTTAGCTGTTAAGTCAGGTGTATATTCATAATGTATAAAAAGGCTTGGATTAAATTTACCATAATATCCTGAGGCTGCTTCAGTTCCGCTTATAATTGTGCCTATAGGAAAATCTCTATGATGATATAAACAGTCTTTTACTAAAAAACTTTTACCAGTATTCCGTCTTCCAATAAATACAATAACACTATCGTCTTTTATATAATTCATATCAAATTTTTTTAATTGTAATGTCATTATATATTTATTCATATAAATTTAATATTATATTCAAAACGTGAACAGATTTATCAATAAAAAGATTTTATAAATACTTAAAGATTTATATATAATATAATATATAAGTCTTCATCGCATAGTGGCTATTGCGACTGCCTACTAAGCAGTTGGGTTTATCCCGCGTAGGTTCGAGTCCTACTGGAGACGTTATCAAATTAAGCCCTACTAGCTCAGTTGGATAGAGCGCAAGACTTCTAATCTTGAGGCCGGGAGTTCGAGCCTCCCGTGGGGTGTTTTATATTTTGTTATTTATATAAATAATAAAATATAATTATAAATAATATGGTTGATAAAATTAAATGTGTAATATTTGACTTAGATAAAACTATTATAGGTGATCTAAGTGATATTAGCTCATATGATACACTTATAAGTTCATTTAAATGGAATAATGGTTTATTTAATACCTTTAAAAAAATAGATGACGATTATATAATGAATATATTGCAAAATGGTTTATTAAGACCAGGTATAGTTGAGTTTATAAAACATCTATATGAAACATGTAAAATAAAAATAGTAGTATATACATTATCTGAAAGACAATGGGCAACGCGAATATTAAATCAAATCACTAAAATAATTGGATATGAATTTTTTATATTATTATTATGTCGTGAAGATTGTATAGGAAATGGTAAAAAATCATTAACCCATATTATTCATAAATTAAATAATCTCAATATATTTATTGAGAAACAAAATATAATTATGTATGACGATAATTATACAGTTAAAACTAATTTAATTTTAGTTCCAAAATATATATATAAACCCCCATTTAATATAATTAAAGAGTTAAATTCAAAATTAGTTAAATCTTGTCTATCTATACAAGATTATCATCAATTTATTTTAACATTAAAATATTGGAACATTGATACATTACCATTTGAAAATCAAACAGATTACGATTATGAAGTAATAAGCAATATGGAATTTATATCTAAAGATGACTTTTTCATATATGAAATAAAAAAATATGATAGTTTACAAAATCAGTAGTCTTCACGAATAGCCTTTCCGACAGGAAATCTAGGTTTATTTTCTTCAGTTAATTCTTGATAGATAACGGTTAGCATTTTACCTATATATTTGTGTCCATTCTGGAATAGAACTTTTCTAAATGCTAATGTTCCTTTAGGACGAACATTAAATATTTTATTATCAGGTGTTATACAAATCCATATAACTGAACCTACATCTCTGCCTTCTCCTTCTTTAAAACCTACAATTTTATATTCATCTTCAAAAAATTCTTTATATTTTTGCAGATCATGACTTCTATAATTCTGTCTATAAGGACTATCTATATTACGAAGCATTAAACCTTCATATCCTTCTTCTACAAATTGACTAAATAATTCTTTAACTCTATCCACATGTTCGGCCAATTCTGTCTGAACAACCTCTAAATAATTATTTGGTTTTAGTTTAGGAATATTTTTTTTTATAAAACTATAACGTTGAACATATGGTAAATTTTCATTATTACGATCTATCATATCATAAATATGAAACTTTACCATTTTTAATGAATCTTCATCTTCGCTAGTTAATTTCTTTGTTTTTACTAATCCAACCAATACTTCAAAAGGTATTTGATTAGTATATAGCTCACCATCCAAAACAATATTAGGATATTTCATTAAAAGCGGTTTTAGTTGTTCAGATATATGATCAACACTTTCAAATAATGACTTTGTTCTTGATTGAATACAAACAACATCACCATCAAGATATGCTAGGGCTCTAAGACCATCTAACTTTGGCTGGGTAAAACAAGGAAATATTATATCACTTTTCTTTTTTTTTACTGACATTATATCAAATTTACTGGCTAACATTGGTAAAACTTTTAAATCTGTGGCCTGATGCTGTTCTGACAAAGGCATATTCTCACTATAATTTTCTTTTTCTATTTTATCATTTCTTTTTTTTATAGTTTCTCGTATGCATTGTTCTAATGGACTAGTCTCATTCTTTTTACCTATATTTTTACCTGTTGTATATTCACGAATTGTAGTCTGTTGTTTACCATCTATCTGACCATGGATCATTATAGAGACTGGCTTACCTTCTAATATACCCACTTTACTCGACCAAACTTTTATTTTACCTCCTTTTTCAATTCCATAAATATCTTTAAATTCTTTTATAATTTCTATATTCTGCATTTTGTAATGAGATATAAAATATATCATTTTCAATTTTTTATATGATAATGAAATAGTAATAAAACAAAATTTAATTATTTTAAAATTAATTATATATTTATAGAATATAATGACACATAATATAAGAGTTATTTCGGATTTAGAAGGATTTGATATTGAGATGTATTTTCATAACACATATGATTTATTTGTTTGTGGAGACATATTAGATTCTACATTAGTCACTGCAATGAAAGGTAAATTTGTAGAATTAAAATCTAATAATCTTAAAAATATTTTACATTGTGCTTGTAATCCTAATGTACGATTATTATTTGGTAATCGTGATTTAAATAAATTAAAATGTAAATATTTAGCTGAATTGAATCATGCAGGTGAACATACAGAAAATTTTAATAATGGAAATATTGAATTGAGTTTTGAAAGTTATAATATTTTAAAAGAAAAAATAAATAAAGAACAAGTTTGGAAGGTGCCTGATATGAACTCTTGGTATACATTTTGGGCAGATGTTGGAAAAGGTAAAAACTGGACAGTAAAACCAAATTATTTAGAACAACCTTTTTATGATAGATTTCTTGAAGTTTTTGGTGCCGACAATGCTGAAAAAGATGGAGGCACTATGAGTGCGCAAAATCTTTTACAAACAATACCATATGAAATAGGTATAGAACATGACAATAACGATTATAAAGCATTTATAGTGTTATCTATATTTAAAAGTATGTTAACTAAAATAGAACAACCTGTTAGATTATCTGATATAATACCTATTAAAGAAGCAAAAACATCAGGAACTTTTAAAGGATGGTTATATCAAATGTATATTCGTAAGGACAATAATTTATGTTGTTTTTTAGATTATGGTATTGATCAGAATAAAGAAAATAATTTTATGTATTTATTTTCTCATGGTGGATTATCTTATAGATTAATTGAAAACCCAGACTTGTTTAATGAAATAATAAGTTATCTAAATAAATCAAGTGAATTAACTGGTTTGTTAACTGACGTATCAGCTTATTACGATGTATTTAAAAAAGGAGGATATTATAAAAAGAATGAAGAAAATTCAAATCTATTATCAAGAGAGCAAATTATTTCTTCAGTATCAATGTTAAATAGAATAGTTAAAGATAATATAAATGTAGTTTTAGACAATGATGAGGAGTGGGAAATAGAAAATGATAATTCAGAATCTTCAGTTGAAGAAAGTTCTCAAACTCTGTCAGAAGCTTCAGGTGATAGTTCTCAAACTCTGTCAGATTCTTTAGTTGATGAAAGTTCTCAAACTCTGTCAGATTCTTCAGGTGATAGTTCTCAAACTCTGTCAGAAACTTCAGCTGATGATAATTCTGATCAAAGTTCCACAGATATATGTAGTGGTAAATCACGCGAAGAATGTCCTAATCCACCCAAATGTCATTGGAAACAACAAAAATGTCAAAAAGGAGGAGCATCCACGGAACAGCCTACTTTAAATATGTTATTTTTATTGATTATTTCATCTGGATTTAGTCTATTAAATTTTGTTAAAAAAATTAATGATATGAAAGTTAAGGAGATTATCTTGAATTCTATAATACCGGATAAAACTAGACAAAATATTGAAAATTTAAATGATTTATTTCCTAGTAGTATGGAAATCTCACCTTTGTCAACTGGATTTAAAACACTTAGAAAAGACACTCCATTTTTGAAAAGTAGTTATGTTCAATTAGTTCAATTTATAGGACATTCACCTAATGGCTTTGGTGCTACTATTGATAAATGTGAAACATTATTAACTGATAATTCAATGGCGAAAACATATATTGTAAACTTAGATAGTTCAAATACATTTTATGGTTCAAATCTAAATAATATAGACAGTGAGATTAAGAGTAAATCATATTGTGAATTTAAAAATAATCATCATGTCAAAATTAATACAACACTCGTTTTGAATTTAGGAAGTGACCCAACCAAATCTTTAGTTCATGTAAAATTCACAGATCAAACTGTAAGTAATTATAAATCAAATGATACACATAAATATATAACAGATCATGATTTACCCAGTATTCCTTTACTTGAAATAACATCTGTATTAGGGTCTCATCTCCTTGATGAACAAATTGAATTTAGTAATGAAAATAATATTAATATACATGGATTCTGTAACATATTAGATGAAGATAGAATAGTATTTTCAGTAAATGAATCTGAGAATTCAAGAAATAAAAATTTATATTGTTTAAATTTTTCAAATTATAAAAAATTCTTAGAAATAAGTGAATAAATATAAAAATTGATATAAATATGTAATATATAAATATATAAAATGGCAAAAATAACCAATTATTATAAACCTAGTTATTCATTTATTACTGCTATAGCTATGAAATTTAACATAGTAAGTCCCAAAAAAGTCATAAAATCAAATCAATTTAAACAAAAATTAATAACAGACTACTATAAAAAAATACAATATTTCAGCTATACTCCTAGACAAAATAAAATTACAAAATATTTAACCTAATAATTGATGTAATAAATATTTAACCTAATAATTGATGTAATAAATATTTTTTATTTAAGAATAATAAATAAAAAATGTTTTTTATAGTTTAAAAGCTATTTAAAGGTTGTGTGTATGGATTTTGATTAAAAGCAGTTAACATTGATGGATTTATTCTGTCGGCTAAACTTTCATTAGGCAATTGATCTTTATCAGTAGTAACATTACAACTATTTAATGTTGGTGTTTGAGTATATAATCTATGAACTGCCGGTGAATATTGATTTAAACGATCATCTTCAAGTTTCTTTACTTCCATATTTACATCATTTCCTCCTACAGCTAATTTTGTGCTACTTAAAGTAGGATACCTTCCTTGACTTACATCTGTTTTAATTTCATTGAGCCGTGCGTTATTATACATATTATCATCCATAGGTCTATCATTTATGTCTTTAGCAATACCTGAATATTCAAAATCACTTGTAAATTGACGATTAGTATTTTGTGCGTCATATTCAGCTACTATATAACCATCACCATTTCCTCTTCCGACATTACCATCAGCAATTCCTTCGTATTCATAATCACTTGTAAATTGTCTGTTTGTATTAGGAGCATCGTATTCCGCAACAATATAACCATCACCTGATTGCATTGTGCTATTACTGAAATTTCCTGTTCTCTCATTATTAATATTAGTCTCCTTAATAGTAGTTTTAGCAATATCATTAGGATCATATGCTGTATGTTTTTTATATGGAATATTCATAATTCCTTCATGTTTGATATCAAGTGTTGTTTGTTTTACTGTAGTACGAAATATATCGTTGGGATCAAATACTTGTACTTTTTTAACATTTATATTTATACTTCCTGTTCTATTATTGTGAATATTTGTCTCCTTAATTGTAGTTTTAGTGATATCATTTGGATCATAGATTGGTCCTTTTCTTACACTTGTTTCAAGTTGACCTGTTCTATTATTGTGAATATTTGTCTCCTTTATCGTGGTTCTAGTGATATCATTAGGATCATAGCTTGGTCCTTTTCTAACACTCGTTTCAAGTTGACCAGTTCTGTTATTATGTATGTTTGTCTCCTTAATAGTGGTTCTACCTATATCATTTGGATCATAACTTGGTCCTTTTCTAATATTCGTTTCTAGTTGTCCTGTTCTATTATTGTGAATATTTGTCTCCTTTATAGTTGTGCGACTGATATCATTTGGATCATAACTTGGTCCTTTTCTAATACTCGTTTCAAGTTGTCCTGTTCTATTATTGTGAATATTTGTCTCCTTTATAGTTGTGCGACTGATATCATTTGGATCATAACTTGGTCCTTTTCTAATAGTAGATTCAAGTTGTCCTGTTCTATTATTGTGAATATTTGTCTCCTTAATAGTGGTTCTACTTATATCATTAGGATCATAGCTTGGTCCTTTTCTAACACTCGTTTCAAGTTGACCAGTTCTGTTATTATGTATGTTTGTTTCCTTAATAGTGGTTCTACTTATATCATTTGGATCATAACTTGGTCCTTTTCTAACACTCGTTTCAAGTTGTCCTGTTCTATTATTGTGTATATTTGTCTCCTTTATCGTGGTTCTACTAATATCATTAGGATCATAGCTTGGACCTTTTCTTATGCTATTATCAAGTTGTCCTGTTCTATTATTGTGTATATTTGTTTCCTTTATAGTGGTTCTACTAATATCATTAGGATCATAGCTTGGACCTTTTCTAATACTACTATCAAGTTGTCCTGTTCTATTATTGTGTATATTTGTTTCCTTAATAGTGGTTCTACTAATATCATTAGGATCATAGCTTGGACCTTTTCTAATACTACTATCAAGTTGTCCTGTTCTATTATTGTGTATATTTGTTTCCTTAATAGTAGTCTTACTAATATCATTAGGATCATAGCTTGGACCTTTTCTTATAATCGTTTCTAGTTGTCCTGTTCTATTATTATGTATATTTGTCTCCTTTATAGTGGTTCTACTTATATCATTTGGATCATAACTTGGTCCTTTTCTAATACTCGTTTCAAGTTGTCCTGTTCTATTATTATGTATATTTGTTTCCTTAATAGTGGTTCTACTGATATCATTTGGATCATAACTTGGTCCTTTTCTAATATTAGATTCAAGTTGTCCTGTTCTATTATTATGTATATTTGTTTCCTTTAGTGTTGTTTTAGCAATATCATTAGGATCATAACTTGGACCTTTTCTAACACTACTATCAAGTTGTCCTGTTCTATTATTATGTATATTTGTTTCCTTTAGTGTTGTCTTTGCTATATCATTAGGATCATATGTAGTAATTTTTTTAGGTGCTTGAATAGCCATATATCCTACTTTATTAGGATTACCTATTACATTTTCTTTTTTAGTGGTTCTGAAAATATCAAGAAAAGGTGCTATAATTGATTTAACGGCTGTGGTAATATTAGTAAGTATTGTTTTATCTTCTGTTGTTTCTCGTTCATTAGGTTTAACTGTATAACTCTGAACGCTATAATTATCTTTTGTTCCTTGACCGTATGTATTAAGATACGCATTACGCATACCATCAGTTTCATAATTTAAATTATTACTTTCACGAATAGCTGGTCTTAAACTTTCTATATGTGTTGTAGAAGGCGCTGCTATACCTTCGTAACTTATACTATTTTGTCTACTTGTATCTTTAGCTTCATACTTAGGAGCCATTTCTGGTTTAACATATGCTCCAGTCGTTTTTATATACATATCTGGTGTTTGGATATAAAATGTATCTGGTAATTTTTTTTCAACAGCACCTGTTAATCCTCTGTTTGTAATAATAGCTTTAGGTGCACCAGTAGCGCGACTTTCATATGAAATTTTGGGATTATTAACCGCTCTTAATTGATCAACTGTTTTTGGTAATGCGTATTCTTGAGCATCAATTTGTTGAAATCCACCAATTGGATTTGAAACATATCCTTGATTTAATCCTGGACCGACTCTTATAGGTTCTATGGGAACCTCACTTGTCCTATACATTGAAGGTATATATCTGTCTAAAACCATACTATTTGTATTTGGTGTACCATATACATATGATATATCTTTAGTCTGTTCAAACATAGGTTTAATTGCATTTTTAGGTTGTCTGAAATCTTGAGCTCCTTGAAAATTTTCTAGTATTGATCTATTAGCATTCGGATCAACTGATTGTCGCATACTACCTCCGAAAAAAGGAACCATATTATTATGTGCTGTTTCATTTATTTGTTTACCTGCTAAATCACTAAAAAAAGCAGATCCTTCTAATGTTTGTGATTGTATAAGTGGTTGATAAAAATTTTCTAAATTTTGAAATTGTTCAACAGGTTTATCTTGCTGTTTTTTATTGGTTCTATCTGCAACAGGACGTTGTAAATATTGAACTGATGTAGTTTGATCATTATAAATACGATCATTAAAATAAGGAGGAATAATGTTTGTTTCTATTGCTTTTTTAGCTTGTTCATATTTTAACTTTACTTTATTTTCTTCATTTTTATGAACATTATAATATGATTGTGATGTATGAGGTGTTATTTGATATTGTTTATTTGTTTTACTTGTAATTTCTATATTTTTATCGTATTCTCGGTTTGGTTCATCTTTCATTAAATATCCTAGTCCTAATAAACTACCACCAATTATTACTTCCATATATAAATCTTAGGAGAAAATTTATTAAGTATTTATAAACATAACATAATTATAATTGAGAAATTAATTATTTAAAAAATTGGATACATTATTTTTATTTTAACATAAAATGGCTAATATGTAAGATAGAATAGGCGATATAAATGAAAAAGGCTTCATTAATTCTTTAGATAGAAAAGGTTTCACAAAAGAAAAATGTGTCGGTAGGGTCTATTCTTATTCAATTGATGCCTGCTCAAAAATTATAAAATACAATAAAACAATAAAAAAATATTATTTATTGATAATGGTTTTTCATCAAACAATATCATTGTATCGTAATTATCAAAATATTGGTTCAATTATAGTTCCTGATCAAAATGTAAGTGTTTCACGAGCTAGTAATGAATCATACTTTAAATTATCAATTTTCATTAATTTACTCATCTCATCAAAATAACGATTAAGATATAATATCAGGTATTCAAAAATATAAAAATGAATATCAGATTTTCCAATACATTGTAAAAGATTACTTAAAGAGATTAAAGATAATAAAGCTAACGAAATATGGAATTGGATGAATTCTCAAATAACTAAATATACTGAACAAATCAATATAACAGAGCAAAATATAGCTGGAAATACACTAGTCAACGAACCTAGTGGTAAATAAATAAGTAATCAGGAAGAAGATTATTTCATAAATACACAATATAGATTTTGTGCGAATTCAGATCAAAATTTATTAATAAATGAATTTCTAAATTCATATAAAACAGAAGTTCAAGCGTCAAACCTGACCAATGCTATAGTAGAACAAACTTCAAATCTTACTCATATGTAAGAACACCCTAAAATAGCAATCAACGAACAAAGTCACCGTAAATCAAAAAAGACTGTAAAAGAATTACTTGAGCAAATTAACAATATGAATATTGATCCTGAGGAGAAATTTACCGCAAATTATATTGAATTATATAATTTAAGTAGTAAAATATATAGTAAAGCTATGTAAGGGAAATCATTGAATCTCATTTTTTTTACTTGACGAGTTTAAACAATAAATATTATTAATTTATGTGATTGGATTAAGTTAATACTATACATAATTTATTTTTATAATAACTAAGGAAATAGAAGTAAATTTAATTAATGTTTAAAATATATTTTATAATTTAATTATAAATCAATTAATTTAAATTTGAATAAAAATATTCTCATTTAATATTATATAATTAGACGAAAATGAGTTTTAATAGGCTTTCATATGATACTTGTGAATATAAAAAACGTCTCGACGAAAGTGTTGGACCCTTAGCTTATATTTTAAACCCAATGAAATATGAAAATTGCAATAAATGCAGACACGAATTAGGAATTGTTGGAGGTTCTAATGTAAGTAATGTTGAAGGCGATTTAGTTTTATTAGAAAGTGAACTTCATGGAAGAACTAGACCTGCATCTTCTTGCCCATCAATGCATTATCAACCAAATAATGGAGATAAAATACATATAGCTGGTTCTGCTTGTGGTCCATCTCAAGAAATTTCTATAAAAAAGATGCATTTACCTCCTTGCCAAATGATAAGATATAGACCAGTTCCTCTTCCACCTGCCATTACCCCCCAAATGTGTGGTGGTGATAAAATGAGTGCACCTCCAGCTTGTGAGATTAAAATACCAGCAAATAAATGCAACTAAATATATATAAAGATTTTTAATAATATTTATATATATGCTAGATATTATTAAAAATAAAATTGAATTAGATGAATTTAAAATATATTTAGAAAATGAATATTCTATTGAAAATTATGTATTTGATATTATAGAAATGGTTATAAACAATCCGGAATATTTACCATATTTAGAATTGATATATAAAAGATTAAATAATCAAGATTTAAATATATTGATAAATATAAAAGATAAAGATAATCAGACCATTAACGAATTGTATAAATCAATTACTACAGAAGATCCAAATTTAAAAATACATATTAATACTTATATTAATAGCAATATTCCAAATATACTTTCATTATTTAATATGCCTAAGGAAATACCTAAATCATTTAATGATATAATTATTGAGCGTATTGTAAAATTGGAAAAACAAGTAGAAGAACTAAAAATTAGGATTGCCGATAAAGATCTCGTCTCTAATCATATTAGGTGATTTATAAAAATTACTTCCACCTCTCATTGTTATTGTGCTACTTCCTAAGTTATTATACATATAAATACTGATATAACTTAGAACAAATAATACAAGAAAACCTTTTAAATAGTCTCTTCCTTTTCTGTTTATAGCATTTATTACAGAATCAATATACATTAATATACAAAACGAAATACCAATAATTAATGGAATAGTGTGTTCACTTAAATACGATGAAAACATTATATATTTAACATAGAGATATTTTCCTGAAATATTTTAAACTCAACAAATTTAATTAAAAAATTATATTACTTATATTTTTATTATACTTAGATACAAATGAATTGAAAATATATAAATTAAATTAATTATTTTTTTTAAAATCAGGTCTTTTTTTTAAAAAAGGTTGTTGGTCTTTATCAATAGTTGCATTTGATATATAGACTTGCTTTACATTTTCTTTACTATTCAAATCTTCTATTTTAATTTCAATATTATCAGAATTTGATGGTTGAACAGGACTAAAATCTAATGATAGATTCTCTGGAATAACAACTGGATTATTTGAGGGTTGAACAGGATTAAAATCTAATGATAAATTCTCTGGAATAACAACAGCATTATTTGAGGGTTGAACAGGACTAAAATCTAATGATAAATTCTCTGGAATAACAACAGCATTATTTGAGGGTTGAACAGGACTAAAATCTAATGATAAATTCTCTGGAATAACAACAGCATTATTTGAGGGTTGAACAGGACTAAAATC